TAGAAGTAACCTCTGATGAGATGTCACTTTTCATGGCATCATAACGAGGCTTTAGACCTAACCCAGCCCCCGCCACCGACGCCGTTCCATTCCACAGTTTGTATTCAGTTTCTTCATACCTTTCTGTAAGAACTTTTCCTACAGCAGTTTCTGCAAGGTCCCACGCACCACCCTCCTTCATGATTTCGGAAAGCGTAAGTGCCGTGTAATTCATTTCTTCCGCAGGGTCCCGCGTCTTAAACGTAAACCCAGCCGAAGTACCCTGTGGGATTGCAGTGCTTGAGGTATAGTCTGCGTATAATTTGGTTGGAAGAGCCATTAGAAGATGTTGAAGATAGAGCGACCAGCGACAGATGCATCTACTGACACAGAATAGAAGTACGGACGGCCCGAGTTGACAACTACTTCCACCTTGGCCCCGCTGGACTTTTTACCAGCCAAAGCACGTCTAACCGATGTACCCACGTTGGTAGTCAACTTGTCAATGACTGTGGATGACTCGGGGTTCATGGTCAGGAACCGCATTTCCATGTCTACGGCACCCTTTGTGTCCATACTTAGCATTACCGCATCGTAACGCTTATCCATGTCGGTCCTAAAATTGTAGTTCCTTGTCCTGAAGGAGGCTTGGATGGCCGTTCCATCGTCAGTACTGCCCTGACCTAACTTGTAAATTGCCCCACTGGTGGCTACGGCGTAGACAAAGGGCAATCCGTTTTCATCCCTAGCCTTTAGTAGGTGCTTGATGGCAAAGGGATAACTGTCGATTGACTCAAACATGCCAGCAATACTTGTGTTTACAACCAGTACGTTGGTGTTGTTTGCCGAACCAGCGTCTGGGTACGCAAGGTAGTAGCGTCCTCCTAGGGCAACAGCGGTGCATCCAGCAAAATCCGTGCTGGGTCGCGTTCCAAAGATGTCGTCAATTGGGATAGTAATGGCGAGCCCACCTTCGACCATTCCTTTACCGATATCGATTGTGCCGATGCCGCCGTTATCAAGCCAGAAAATGATTCCGTTGGTCTCTCCAATGGTGTCTTTAGCAATAATTCCATCCTGTGCTGACAGCAATCTGACCTTGTGGTAAAAGGACTCCCCCTGCCGCTCTGAAGTAGCCGCCGCAGTGGACATCGCTGGCTCAACCTCATACACGGAAGCCTTACCGAACGCATAAAGTTTGCGAGATGCGTTTGAGTAGTGCAGTTTAACAACTGCGTCATAGGTCCCTAGCGTAAGCGAAACAGTGTCTGGGTTGTATGGCTGTAATCCACCAAACAAACTGAACCAAATCTGGTCACCCTTGGAGTAGGCCATCCTGCCGACGACGTTACAGCAGGACGTGAAGTCATACTCACCAGTCCAGTAAGTAGTCATGGCTGACTCAATGGCCCCAAGGGTGCCATAACCCTGCCCAGCGACCTTCAGGTAGGACCTGACAGGCGTAGACTGGGCGGTTACAGGGTAGGTTACGTCCGTGGTCTTGAGGCTTTTTACCAAACCGCCAGCCGTGAATACATGGATGTAATCGTGTAGCCCAGCGGACGAAGCCGCGTAATCATTGTGGGTGTTTGAAGAGGTGACAATAGGGTCGCTAATCTTAACGCAACCAAGGCGTGGCCTCATTACGCCAGCGTCGATACGCATGTTGACGGCTGACTCTAGGATGCCCTTTTGAGGGTCAAATGCGGCACTGTTTGGGAAACTGTTAAAGCCCCCAAAGGCTGTCTCTCCGTCTTGTTGGAATTCTCTAGGCATGGTTAGTTTAGTTGAGTAGTTGTTGGATTAGATACATCCTTGGTGTATCCAGTATAAGAACTAAACCATTGAACGTTGTTGCCATCAAAATCAGGCGTGGGTGGTGGTGGTGGCGGAGTGCCCAATGCACTATCCTCGTATTGGTATACTTCTATGACATCGCGAAACATTTTAGGCCAAAAAACGTTACCAGTATGACTTTGTGAAACTACCCAAGAAGAGGATACTGAGGACCAAGAAACATTTGCTAAAGTAAACCTTTGGCACTGATGGTCACCGATGTAACTATCGGCCAACTCAACACTAGTAACTACTGTTATACTCGGCAAAGGTGCTGGAGAACCTTCAAACGCCTGAACGGCATCAGGCCCATAGGTTTGACTGCCAACATTTAACTTTCGTACAAATTGAGTTCTCGGCATTCCATTGAAAGCACCCCAAGGTGTAGTTTTTGTGTAAGCATCTGAATTCGTTGCCATTACGCCTAAATATGGAACTCCTCCTCCAAACGTATTAAAATCAAAATTACTGATAAGGCATACTATCCATGAATCACATCCACCATTAGCGGCATTTGCAATTGCTACATGTCCTCTATTTGCAACCCAATGCTGTTTATAAGGCTGTGTTTCTTCTTCATAAGCCCCCCAAGTCATGGATGCCGTAGGGTAAACAGCAAAGCCCTCAATAAGATAACCCGCGAGGTAAGTCGTATCGCCCGCCCCTGTTAAGCCTGAGGCATAACCTTTAGCACAATAAAGTTTACCATTAGCGGCACCCCCAGTCACCTCAACTTTAAAATCTTTTGGAGGCGGGTCAATCAGTGTGAAATCGCTCTTCCAAAGTTGAATTAGCCTCCAATCTTTAGAAGTGGCATTGGCGTTGGCCGATGGGCGTTTCTTAATAACGGCTAATTTTATGTCACTTGGCTTCACATCAGCCTCTAAAACAGCACTTATCATCCACCTCTCGGATGTCTTGTGCAGTACAAAGTAAACACTAGCGACATTCTGGGCTAGAATTACGTCTTCGGCCCATTGAGCACATCCCAGTTCTTCATCTACAAGGACTGAAGTTGCAAGCGTCACTCTTCCAAAGGGGGCTTTTGTGTAAACCTTGACCGAACCGCTCTTTACAGAACTCGCATAGGCTTGTGAGTTCATAGAGGTCCCATCTTTTTTCAGGTATTTTGGCTGAATTGAGTCTTTTGTGACAATCACGCCCTGAGACAGGCTTTCTGGGAAACGCTCTGGCTCCCATTCATCGGTTGCCATGACTTCTGGGTCGTAGATTCGACCTAAGAAGCACCTAAACTTTTCCCCACGAGCCCACTCTACCTTCCACGGATGCGGAATGTTGGTCGGTGCAGTCGAAAGCACCAAAGAGCCTCGACGTACAAGGTCCATTATGGATTAAACAAGTTGATTCATAATTCTAAAATCAGAGAGCGTTCCATTAACACTTACGAACCAATCAGCATTGGCGACAAGTGAGGTTGTAAGAATTGAACTTGGAAACCCTGTTACAAAAGAAGTGCCATCCGAAATACCACAAGTGCTTACCTCACCAGAAAGAACTCTGGCATTTACAATACCTGTATCCGCTGACCTAATCCAGTCATAACCATCATAAGTATACCACAAAGAAGCCGCAATTGCATTGGCTAGAGCCTTATCCACAGTAACGCCAGACACAGCCGCAGTTGTCTGAACAGTTGAGTCTGGGAAGGTCAGCCCGCCACCATTGGTAGCAAGGTTAAGTTTACCAGTAAACGCATCAAATGTGTGTACGAAATGAGTGCCAGCCCCAGTATCATTGTAAGCATCAAAAGTAATGTCAGCATTAGTACTGCCATTAATTGCCGTTACAACAACAGCACCAGTTAAAGTGCCACCAGTAATGGGCAAAGCCGCAGTAGTCTGCACACTATCGTCACTAAAAGTGATGCCACCAGCATTAGTAATGTCGATAGGACTATCAATGTAGATGGTCTGTGCCGCACTACTATACCAATTGGTAAGGTGACCGCCCTGCCAGTTCAACTCGTAGCCAACTGCACAGGTCAACGAGATACCATTGTAGCCACCAAGGCTGTTATCGAAGGTACCTTTGTTGATGTTCTGGAGGCCAGTCGCATCAAAAGTAATTGCACCAGTCATACTGCCACCAGTAAGCAGAAGATACCCACCAAGCGTTGTGTCTACAGTGCCTGTATCGTAGACATCTAGGTTAGTCCTAGCCGCACCTGCATCCACTAAATCGGACAAGTTCTGGTCCATCTTGAGGGCTGTCGGGTCAGCCTCGATGGTGATGCCTACAACATCAATCGGAAAATTATTGAGAGGCATGGCTTAGATGGTTTCCGAAACATGGTAGATGTAGCCAGTGCCTTTTGCCCAAACAAAGCCGTTGTAGCCGTTAAACTCTAAGGAGCCACCATCACCGCCACCTAAAGTGGAGGCTGGCCTAAGAAGAATAGGGTCACCAGAGCCGTCTTGATTTAGAATTACCTCAAGAACAGAGGTACCCTTATTGGCGATGCCAAAAATACGGCGGTTTCGGGCCGAAGTTAGCACTTGAGTGCTAGTGCTAGGGGAAGAAAACGAGGTCACAGTGACACTCGGGATTTGTTGTGGTAGTAATTTATGCATAAATTTAGTATCCTCGGAAATTGATGGTTCGTGTAGAGCCTTGCTGACGCAGGGATTGGTCTAGGGCGGCATCTACGGCCCTCATTACGTCCGCTTCCGCCGCTTGACCCGCTTCGACTTCGCCTGTGGAGCGTCGGAAATCAGAGTGGACGCCATGGATAAGAGCGTTGGCGAAGAGTTTTGGGATTTGGACCCTTTGCCACGAACCGATTGTAGGAATAGAGCCAGTGCCCGAATTAGAAGTGCCTGTATACGCATAAAA